CAATCCCAACAGACGGATTCGGCGGGGAATCCATGGGAATCGGCGTTCAACAAGGTGGTGAACCTGCTGAGCGCACCAGTCCAATCCCCGTTCCAGGGTCAACCGTCAGCACCGACGACTCAATTTACCCCGGCGAATTACGGACAACTCAGCAGCCCAGCTACGCAACAATCGGCAGCGCCGACCTCGTATCTCAGCCAGGACTCATCGCCCAGCTATTCCCAAACCTCCTCGAATCCCTCCTTGGAGCAAATCGCGGATTACCTGGGTCTGAGCCAGGAAAGCCGTCAGGTGATCGACGCGTTCGGGGTGGAGGCTCCGGCAATTCTGAACCAGTACGCCCTGAATCTGGAAGGAATGCTGGACAGCGCCGTCGAGTGGGGAAACAACGCCGCTGAACTAATTAAAGGTTACGCTAACTTCGCCGTTAATGAGCACCAGGAGAACCTGGCTTACAACGAGATTCTTACCAATCCCGATGTGCTCAGCGATTACACCCTGAAGTTCTTTGGTCCTGAAGGTCCGTACCCTGTGTACGAAAGCGAGACCGAACTTGAAACCCCTGGTTACCGCACTGAAGCGATCAATCCTGCCATGGATCAATTCCCTGCTCCCCCTCAGGCCGCTGGTCAGCAACTGCCCGAAAACTTCTGGGGCAGCTTCCAAGAGCAAATGGCACGTGATCCCCAGAACGCCTGGCGTGTTTTGAATCAGGCTCAACCTCAAGTGGTTGCAAACAAATTGTTTGTGATGGAGTGATTCCAATGAAGCCATTAGGACAAACACGTCCGCTTTTGGCTTACGGGCTTCCCGCCGCCGCAGGTCTTGCGGTTGGCGGGATGCTTTCTAACCAAGGCGAAGATCCAGGTACTGCTGCCCTCGGTGGTGCCGCTGCTGCCTTAGGTGCTCGCGGTGGACTTGGTGCTGCACGTATGGCCGGTCGTTATGCACCGGTTATTACTGAGATGGTCCAATCTGCTGTTGTACCTGTAGGCAAAGGTGTTCTTGACTTAGCCGAAAAGGTCCCCTATGGAGGCAAGCGTATGGCCGCACTTGAGAAAGGTGCGCAAGGCTTGCGTAATGTTTACCAAGCAGCTGGAAGGATCACCCCTGGCATGGTTCAAAAAACCGCAGCCGTTGGCGCAGTTCCTCTTGCCGCTGGACTTGCAGGTCTTGGCGGTGTAGCTGCTGGTGCGATCCCATCTGCCATTGGTGTCCCAGGATTCCAAACCCAGATGCCAATCAATCCTGAAGGTTATGGTTCCAGTAATGCACAAAGCATTTACCCCACAACCTTGCAGCTTCCGTAAATAAATTACCGGCTGCTAAAATTTGTGTTAGATAAGACATAATAATGTCTGAATCTTTCACCCGATAAAAACACTTCCTGAGATACTGGAGGATAAAACAAAGTGTTTATTGACAACGACTTTCCTAAGATTTTGGGTGCGGAGCTCTACCGCCCTCACCCTGCGTACATTGCAGAAATGGCTGTAGAGCCCGTAGTCGTTCATGACTTCACTCGGCAGCCTGGTCAAACCGTTCAGTTAGACCGCTACAAGTTCTGGGGTACCCCTGGTACGAAGGACAGCCGCGAGCGTGTGGCTGACCAGACCATCGGTACTGCCAACAGCCGCAACATCACCAAAGAGAAGGTGCTTGTTGTGCTGAAGGAATACACCGGTCCTGCCGACCCGGGTGATCCAACTCAGCCTTCGACCTTCAAGATTGCTCGTGAGACCCTGATCACGGCTCAGCGCCTTCTGCTGGACACGGGCAACCTGAATATGTTCCACCAGTCCATCGGTAGCCTGACGCTGCTCGATGACTATCGTCGTTGGCGCGACCGCGTGTTCATTGATGAACTCGCCAAAGCCGAAGCCAACGGTGCCGCTTCCGACACCCAAGGTGGTTACTACTTCCCTGGTGGCAAGACCAAGGATTCCTCCGGTCGTATCACCTACACCGGCACTGAGTACACCGCTGATGTGCAGCAGTTCTCTGTGCGGACTGACCTCCTGACCGTGGTCAAGGATCTGCGTAAGCGTAACGTGCCGACCTTCGCTGATGGTCTGTATCGTTGCATCTGCGATCCTACCTTCATGATGCACCTGCGTCGTGATCCTGACTTCCGTGAGATTGCTCGTTACTCCGGTAACCCTGGCCAAGGCATGTACATGGGCAACCCCATGATGCCTAACAACGCCAGCTTCTACATGGGTCCCCAGGCTGGTCAAGGTTACTTCCTGGCTGGTGAGCCTGTGATGCCTACTGGCGTCCAGTTCGAAGGTGTGAAGTTCTTCGAGTCGACTAACTTCCCGACCAAGAACGTCACCACCTCCTTCGCTGGTACCGGCGGTGCCTATGCTGCTCAAGAAGTTGCACAAGGTTACTTCTTCGGTCCTCAGGCAATCGGCGTTGGTATCGGTGGCCCGAACGCTCAGGTGCTGATCAACAACAACGACGACTTCAGCCGCTTCATCATCTTGATTTGGCAACTGTACGCTGGCTTCGAAATCCTGAACAAGGACTTCGTGACCACCGCGTTCAGCTATGTGTCTGACGACGGCACCGTCTGATCTCGTAATACTTAAAACAAAAGGACAAATAAATGACCTATTTATCTTCCAAGAAGATCTACCCAGGTAACTGGGCAGAGCCTCTGAACGGTTGGTACAAGAATATTGATACCAACGATGACGGTACTAATAACGCTTCTAAGGGTGGCCCGACTTCGGTTCTGGCCATCCCCGGCTACCGTTACTTCCAGCAGCGTGGTTACGTTGCTGTGACCCAAACCTCTGGCTCCCCCCTGGTGACTGGCACCGTTATCGTGCCTTCTCCTTATCGCCAGGACGACACCCGTCCCGACATCACCGGCATGGTGATCTCTGGTAACACCACTCAGCCTGCTTACGTGTATCGCACCGCGATCTCCGTGGCTTCCGGCTGGGGCGACAACCGCGTTGCTTCTGGTGTGTATGCCGCTACCGGTAACGTGATCTCCTTCGGTCGCGACTCCAGTGGTCCTACCGCAGCTTCCGGTGTTGGCGAAGGTCCTATCCAGGCCAACCTTTCTTCTACCGTTTCTGGTGACGCAGCCACCAAGATCTACTTCGCTGGTGGCAGCCAAGCCTTCGGTACCAACCCCTTCATCACCGCCACTGGTGCTGCAGGCGTTTCCGGCGGCGTGCTGTACTACGCAGCTACCACTGGCACCACCATGAAGGTGTTTGCCAAGGGTGCCGCTAATGACACCAGCACTTCCGGTGGTATCTACATCTCGGACGCTGATTCCGCTGCTGGTCTGACCGGTTACCTCGCCGTTGAGATCTGCTACATCCAGCCCGATGACGCTCCTGCGTACGAAGATATCGAAGCTTATCTTCCTAACCGCACTGTCAGCTGAGTAAGTTAAACTAGGACCAGAAATAAACTTCTGGTCCTTATGCTTTATCAGCACAAAAAGACAGGCGCTCGTGTCAAAGTTATAAGCGAGTGGGATAACGGCGACTGGTTCATGGTCGAAGATCAGGACGGTCGCCTTTATACTGCTTACAAAACGGAATTACTTCCCGACGAAGCAGCGACTAAAAAGGTCAAAGCTTTACAAGTAAAAGATAAAGCGTCCCAAGAAGAACCACGCACATTCCCACCCGATAATCGACTTAATGTAAATTCTGCAACTGCTCAGATGATTGCAGATCACATTAAGGGAATTGGTTTGAAAACAGCGCGAGAGATTAAAGATCTTCAGATGTCCTTATCGGGTGAAAGGTTTAGCTCTCTCGAACAGCTCAAACAAATCAAACGAGTTGATTGGGATGCCGTATTCTCAGCTGATTTGATCCGAGTGTGAAGACAGGCCCCTGGGAAACCAGGGGTTTTTATTTTAGAATAAAAAGAAAACAAATAATATGGCTGGCCTAATTCCTGCGGGTTTTATTGTTGACTATCGCAAAGACAAACTTCCAACTACTGGGGATCATCTTGACCCCCGGATTATTCCGCAGTTTGGTCCAAATAAAGGCAAACCAATCAATCCACGTTCTGCAAAATTTCTTTTGCAAAATTTGTTGCTAGGTGACAAACCTGTTGTTGAACAAAGACACGGTACTTGGCAATTTAATTTTCCAATCACAAGTGAGTTTGGCGGCAGAAAAGCCCCTACCCCTGGAGCAAGCACGTTTCACAAAGGGATAGATATTGCTGCACCTGCTGGAACGCCCATTAAATACAGAGGTTATGGTTCATACATACCAGGACAAGGTTTAGGTACTATTCGTACGACCGACGCTCAAGGCAATCCGTACGACATTCAACTTCTTCATACCACTCCAGGCAAAGCTTCTGAAGTTGTCGGCGGCACTCCACCACCAGCGCCCGTCTTACCTCCTCCCCCTGGTCAAGAGCAACAACAAAAACAAGACACTAGAACATCAGATCTTCTAGAGGCTTTCTTGTACGGAACACAGTACAAAGGAAAAGATAAAGAAGAGAAACCAACGCTTGCAAACCAATTACTTGCTGGTGCCCTATCCCAAGCATTGTCACCGCAGAAAAGCTTTATTTCGCAATACATCCAAGAAGAACCTTACCTCCAAGGGCAAGCCGCATCTACCTACGATTACTTGCAAGGTATTCTTTGATTACTGCAATCTATAATGAATTGATAGCAGAAAATAGACGTGCAGCTCTCTGATTTCGATAAAAGTAGAGTCAGGTATCACCTGGGCTATTTCACTGTTTCCGTCCCAGCGGGTGACTACGCTCGTCTGGAAGAAGCAATGAACACAGTCCCTGATTCTTATTTCTACGACAAAATCATTATTCAGATTGGCCGCTGCGATACTGCAGAGAAGAAGACAGAGGTTGCGACTTCGCCTTCCACACGTCTTGAGAGCATTGCTGGTGACGTGGATCGTACGATTCGCTCCAGTAATGCCAAAGAAGCGCTTAAAGTATGGGATGAGATCTATCTTTACGAAACCAATCGTTTAGCTCAGATTCTCTACGTTCCCAACTACAAAGATCCTTTCCAGGCTCGCTACCGCTATGAGCGATCAGGTGCGGAGTTTATTCAAGCTTTACCTGGTCCTGCTGACACTGCAGTGGGTTCTCGTATTTACCTTCGTGAGGTTTGTCGATAATGGCACCTAAATCACCAGCTGGTTTTCTTTACAACTTTTTGGGTCGTGCTGTACAGGATCCAACCAATTATCGTTTCCTACAGGAAGCTGCTGGCAACGTTCTTTCTCGTGCCATTCCAAAGAATGTGAACTGGGGTGGATTACCCGGTCAATTCTTGAACACGCTTAGCGATATCAGCAATATGGCCCCTGGAGCAGCAAAGGAAGCTGCTCGCACCAAAGCAAAAACAACCTTGACGCGTGCCGCCGTCAATCCACCAGCACGTCCTGCAGGTCAACTTGGAGCTGGTGGCGTATTACGTGCACCTGTTGTTGGTACACCAGCAGTGCGTCCCCCAGTAACAACGGGTGCTCCAGCCACGGCATTACCCGGTGGTGGTCCTTTCAATATTGATAACGCTCTTCGTCGTGCCACGGGATTTACTGGATCTCCCGCACAGTTGGCGGCAAAACTTGGGATTCCTCTTGATAAATTAAAGTCTGTTGCTCCTCCTGCGCCTTTCTCAATGCCGATGGAGGGCTTACTTGGACCGTCAAGTCCTCTTGGTCAGATCACTGCAAGGACATCGATGTTTGCAGGAGCACCTCAGAATGCTCTTCAAACTGGTATCGGGCAAATTGGAGGTATGTTTAGGAATCTCCAGGGACTTGGACCAACTGCACTCAATCCTTTAGCAACACGAAATCCAACAACAAAGCTTGGAAAACTCGGTAAAGCGTTTAATCCACTTAATCCGCTTAACCTTGTTGATATGGTCAATCCAGCACCAGGTATTACTTTGGGTGCAAGATTGGCAAGTAGCTTTGG